GCTGAATGGAAAAGAGATGGTGAAAAGATATCTATGGGTCAGAAGATACTATTAAAGGCTTTGGCTAAACATGATAATTTTAAGGTGCTTATCATAGAAGGTTATTCGTATGATGGTACTACTGAAGTGAAAAGAATAGGAATCATTAAACAAGATAAGTTGGAAAAAATAGCAGAAGGAATAGATGGGTTGAAGAAGGTAATAAAAAGATGGTATAAATACGCTAATAAATAGATTAAGATATATTTATTTGAACATTATAAAAGGATTATATGCCAAAGATTGAAAGTAATGAAAATAAAGAAATGGTTTCAAAGTTGTCTGGACTTGGGTTAACTCATATCCAGATTGCGTCTGTTCTTGGCATCAGTAGAACAACCTTATATAAACATTACAAAGAAGAACTAGATTCTGGAAAGGCTATGTGTATTGGTAGAGTTGCAGAAAATCTTTATAAGATGGCAACTGGTGATATATCTTCAAGGAATACACTCGGAGCGTGCATATTCTACCTAAAGACCCAAGCAAATTGGAGAGAGGTTAATACTATAGAGGTAACTGATGGAAGCGAAAACCAAGCCAAATTTAGAGAATTGGCAAAAGCAATACAACGAACTAGACTCACAGACACAGAAAGCGAGTCTACTATTAACTAAGTGGTATGCAATAGCCAGAGATAAGCAGTTAATAAAAGATGAAGATGATTACAATATTCAGCTTTTTCTTGCTGGAAGGGGATTTGGCAAGACATTAACGCTTTCATATGACGCAACCATTTACTGTTTACTTAATCCAAACTCTATTGTAGGTGTCGTAGCTCCAACTTATTCCGATTTAAAAAAGATAATCTTTCAAGGAGAGTCAGGATTTCTTAGTATTATTGACAGAGAACTATTGTCTAATTCTGGATATAACAAGACCGACAATCAAATTGAGTTCACCAACGGGTCAAAAATAGTAGGCTATCCCGCAATTGAGCCAGACCGCTTACGAGGCAACAACTTTCACAGAGCCTATTGTGATGAGTTAGCAAGTTGGCGTTATGCTCAAGAAACTTTTGATAATTTAATGATGGCATTGCGATTAGGTGAAAGTCCTAAATGTATTATTACCACAACACCTAGACCGATAGAATTAATTAAGCAGTTGGTAGTTAGAGCAGACACCAAAGTTATCAAGGGAAACACTTTTGAAAATGCTGAAAACTTAGCTCCATCAACTATTAAGATGTTAAAGGAACGATATAGTGGAACTAGAATAGGACAGCAAGAGTTATATGGTCAAATCTTAGAAGATATAGAAGGTGCATTATTTAATGCAACAAACATAGAAAAAAACAGAGTAGAACTTGCTCCAGAATTAACAAGGGTGGTAGTTGCTGTAGACCCAGCCGTAACTTCAAACAAAAATATCTCAGGCAAAAGAGATTCAGATGAAACAGGAATTATTGTTGCTGGTAGAGGTGTTGATAATCATTACTATATTTTAGGCGATTATTCTGGTATTTTTAGTCCTGACACATGGATTAAGACAGCCATAGAGTGTTACTATAAATGGGAAGCAGACTTTATTGTGGCAGAAACAAATCAAGGTGGAGATTTGATTGAGAAATTATTAAGAGTTCAAGACGCTAATGTTCCTTATAAGGGGGTACATGCAAAGCGTGGCAAGATTTTACGAGCAGAGCCTGTAAGTAGTATTTTTGAACAGGATAAAGCTCATATGGTGGGATATTTTAAAGAGTTAGAAGAACAAATGTGTTCATTTACACCTTACACAGTAAAAAGTCCAGACAGGCTTGACGCATGCGTGTATGCGATAAGTAGCCTTCAGAATTCTGGTAATGCAATTTTTAGAATCAGTTGAGGAATATATAATGGGATTATTTGATAGATTCAAAAAACAAACAGAGCAGATTCAAAGAAAAGAAGCTCCAAAAGTATTAATAAACAAGATTAATGCTTATCAAAGCAAAACCAATAGAAAGTATAAACAGTTTGCTGATGATGGATATCAACAGAATTCTATTGCATACCGTTCTATCAATTTAATCGCTAACAACGTATCAGCAACATCATTTAAAGTTTTTTCTGGCGACCAAGAATTAGAAAACCATGAATTGATATCATTGTTAAAAAGACCAAATCCGCTACAAAGTGGTGTTGAGTATTTTCATTCAATGGTGAGTTATTTATTAATATCTGGTAACTCTTATATGTTAAAAGATAAAGAGTTTGGTAGCCCAAAAGAATTGTATTTGTTAAGACCAGATAGAGTTGAGATTAAAGCTGAAAGCTCAATGATTCCATCAAAGTATTGCTATAAGATAGATGGCAAGATAGTAAATGAATATCCTGTGGATAACTTAACAGGAGCTTCTCAACTGAAGCATATTAAGTTATGGAATCCATTAGACGATTTTTACGGCTTATCTCCTATTGTTGCTGGAGCTTATAACATTGACCAGCATAACTTGGCTGGGTTGCACAATGTAGGATTATTGAAAAATGGTTGCACTCCATCAGCTATGCTTAAATTTCAACCAAAAGATGAAACAGGTATGTCAGCAACACTTACAGATGACCAAAGAGCCATGATACTAGAAGATTTAGAGTTTAGATTTAGAGGTAGTAATAATTCTGGCAGACCAATGTTGTTAGAGGGAGATTTCGAGTATCAACAGCTTGGACTGAATCCTAAGGACATGGATTTTTTGGAGTTGATGAATGCGTCAGCCAGAGAAATTGCATTGTGTTTTGGTGTTCCAGCTCAATTAGTAGGTTTGTCAGATACCACTTATGCGAATGTTGCAGAAGCTAGATTATCATTGTATGAGGAAACCATAATCCCATTATTGGATAGAATTCAATCTGATTTGAACGAATGGCTTACACCGTTATATGATGGTGATTTAAAAATTGTTTATGATATAGATAGCATTCCAGCTATGGCAGAGAAACGCAAACAGGTATTTGCTAATGTCAGTCAAGGCGTTCAGCAAGGTATTTTAACTAGGAACGAAGCCAGAGAAAGACTTGGGCTTGAGCCGATAGATGGTGGCGATAGTTTATTAGTACCTTCAAATTTATTCCCATTGGGTGAGGTAGATGATACAGCTCCAGATGAAGATAACGATATGCCAGTAGATTCTGAAGGTAATGAAAAATATGATGATACATATGAAATGCTTTATGGTGAGAAAGAAGAAAAGCTAGATGAATATCCAGATGGAGAAGATGTCGACCCAAAGTTACCTAGTGCCTACCGTTTAGGCACAGCACAAAAAAATTGCGGTAACTGTATCCATTACGAAAACAAATATTGTGATTTCTTTGATGCAGAAGTCAGAGCAGAATATTTATGTAATGCTTGGGCTGGAGAGGAAGAAAAAGCATTATCTGATTTAGACCTTGTGCCAACTGATTCAATGGCTAGGGAAGCACAAAAAGGTTTAGACATGAGAAAAGAATTTGGCAGAGGTGGAACAGCAGTAGGTGTTGCAAGAGCAAATCAGCTAGTGAGAAAAGAAAGATTATCTCCTAGTACAGTTTTAAGAATGTTCTCATTCTTTTCAAGGCATGAAGTAGATAAACAGGCAGAAGGATTTAACCGAGGTGAAAAAGGCTTTCCCTCTGCTGGAAGAATAGCGTGGCAACTTTGGGGAAGCGATACAGCTTTTAGTTGGGCTAAAAGGAAAAGAAACCAGATTATGGCAGAGAGAGAAAAGTCATTTGATGATATGGAACTTAAAGTTGCTGGATTATCTAAGACAGTAGAAAAGGCTCTGCAAGGCAAGGTTGACGAACACAATGATAAGTATGGAGATAAGAAAGGCAAGCGAGTAACTGTTGGTATGCTTGGAAAAGTTTTTAAACGTGGTGTAGGAGCATATAGAACTAATCCATCAAGTGTTAGGCCAAGTGTAAGGTCAGAAGACCAATGGGCTTATGCTAGAGTCAATGCTTTCTTGGTTGCTGTTAGAACAGGTAAATTTAGAGGTGGTAAGTTTGATTTAGACTTATTACCTAAAGACCACCCACTATCATCAAAGGATTAAATTATGTTTAAATTTGGAAAAGGCTCACTAGAAAAATTAGAAACAGTTCACCCAGACTTAAAATTAGTTATGAATGAAGTTATTAAGCTAACACCCATTGATTTTGGCATCACAGAGGGCATGAGAAGCCTAGAAAGAGCCGAACAACTTAAAGCTGATGGATTGAGTAAGGTTGGCTCTAAATCGCTTCATTGTCAGGGTAAGGCTGTAGACATAGCTTGCTATGATAAAGGCAAAGTTACTTGGGAGCTAGAATATTACGAAGCTGTAGCTTCGGTAGTGGGCGAGGTTTGCGAAATTTTAGATATTAAAATAAGATGGGGTGGAAGCTGGGTAACAGGAGATTTCAAACTGAATAGGGATATGAATTTTATTGACGCAGTTCATTTTGAAATAATTGAGTAGATGTCAAAAATCAGGATTAATAGGCGTAAGGACTACAAAGAGCAACTCAAGTTATATCTCAATCTTTCTAAAAGTCTTAATGCTAAGACTAAAAAATTATTTAAAAAAACAGCCAGAATAGCAGAAAGAGAATATATTGCAGTTGGTGATATGTATTATACTTTTCTAGAAGATTTTTCAGATGAATTATTTAAAATATTATCTAATCATTATACGACAGTTATTACAGCTACAAGTGAACGATTGATAAAGCAACGAGAGACCAAACAAGAAGATGAAATAGATATTATTGTTGCTAGTTATATTGCACAAGTAACAGCTACTAAAGTAACGCAAGTATCCGAAACCACTAAAAAACAAATACGACAAGCAATTAAGATTGGTATTGCAGACGGTTTATCTATTCCACAGATAGCGGAAAAGATTAGACGTAATAAATCTTTTGCTCCATATCGAGCCACTATGATTGCTAGAACAGAAACTCATTCTGCTATGAGTTATGGCAATAATGAAATATCTAAAACATTAGGTTTGGATAGACCTGTCAAAGAATGGAATAGTGCTTTAGATGACAGGACTAGACAATGGCACAGGGCTATGAATGGAACAGTAATATCAACCAATGAGATGTTTAAGGTTATGACACCCATAGCTGGCGGTGGCTTTACTGAAAATAGAATGAATTACACAGGCGATTATCAAAATGGCGGTGCTTTAAATGTCATCAATTGTCGCTGTTTTACCCTGTATTATGATTCAGAAGATGAAATAATTTAAATTAATTTATAATATCTATACAAATCAAACACTTATAACTACATTTATTTTATATATATACTTTACATATATATAATAATTATATATACTTCTTATATAAGTTAATAATAACTTATATAAAAACTTAAACAGGAGATAGGAAATGAAAAAATATTTTGTAGAATTAGATAACACAAGCAGTTATACCCCAAACAAAGGTATATGGAAAGTTATTAAAGCAAAAGATTTGTATGAAGCATTAAGGAAAGCAGAAGTAAAATATCCTAAATCAAAAATAACTAATATACATTCAGATAATAGATAATTTTAACAGGGAGCAGAAATGCTCCCACAACATTAGGAGAGTAATTATGAAAACACAATATAATGATGATAAAACTAAAGCAATATACTTATTAGCTTTACAAAAAACTAAAAAACTTAAAACTAAGATTTCTAATCTTGAATGTAAATATCTTGAAGAAGCAATAGTTGTAATGAATTTAATAAGTGCTTTAAAAGAAGAAACATATAAAAGTTATAAAGAGGGTGCAGATAGAAAAGAGTATGTCGCAAATGCAAAATATGAACTGTATAATCTTGAGCAAAAAATAAGTAAGTTAAGAACTGAACTTGATGAAAATAATAATCTTCTTATGAGGAGCTGTATTGAGAGTGAAGATATTATTAAACATTGTTTACATGGTGACTGGGAAGCAGTTCATAATGGATATGAAGAATTTCAATTATTAACAAAAGCTATAAGAAAAATAGAAGGAGTATCTTAATATGATAGATAAACACAATCAACATGAGGAATATATGACAGGCTGGGAAATAGTTCTAAGTATATTAATGTTTAGTATGATAATCGGTTTAACATATTTTATATTACTGCTAGAATAAAATTTTCATACTTGCTACCTTTTTGGGGAGTTTCACAACTCCCTTTTTTTTGCTTGTGTATAAGGTTAATTTGTTGCTAGAATAGAATAACTTTTACTTGACAGGGAATTTGAGTTATGTCTGAAGAACATCTAGAGATTGTAAATGATATTCTAGACCTAGAATGTGATTACAAAGAATTAGATACTGATGATGATGGAACTTTTGAAGGCTATGCGTCAGTATTCAACAATAAGGATTTAGGGAATGATGTTATCAAACAAGGTGCATTTTCTGAATCAATCAAAGGCAAGAAACCAAAACAAATAAAACTTCTATATCAACATAAGACAGATGAGCCTATTGGTGTCATTGATTCTTTAGTTGAGGATACTAGAGGTTTGAAGATTAAATGCAGACTTGCTATGGGTACACAAA